GTCGAATGTAGATGAACCTGTCCAAATGGTGGCACAGCCAATCCATTGTCCATCGCTGGATGTCCAGGTACGACGATGTTGCGTTCAATATTATATCCCATGTTTATTTCTCACTTTCTTTCATTGGATTGAATGCGTAATGATTCAATACTTCGTTTAGTCCGGTGGCAGCGAATCCTGAAATAAAGCCAAAAGCTGCACCTAGCCATATATCTGTTGAATAAATGTAACTAGCAGATACAAAGCCAACTAGCGTGCCAACGACAATTGACACCAGTGGCAACCAACGATTATCAATTTTAGTCTGCTTAATTGCTTGCACAGATACCCAAGTAAATAGTGTAATAAATCCATACACGGTTGCTGTTAAGCTATTAAAAAAAGTGATTAAGTCCATAATTTCCTCCAAATAAAAAAGCTATGCATTTCGCTTAGCTTCATGTTCTGCTGCAATATTTTCTACTTCTCGCCAATCTTTATTAGTCTCATAGTCAGCAATTGGCAACTCACGTACCTTTTGGTAAATTTTCTCGCCTGTTCCATTACCGCCAAAACCACGATAGGCATCCCAAGTGTATTCTAGGTCATCAAGTTCGCTTAGTGTCACACTGCCACGTTTAATATAAAGACCGCCTTTGTCATAGAGTTGTGAATGCAAAGTAGCGAGACTAGCATGCTTCAACATTTTAAACTGACTAGACCAAATTTTAATCCACCCGAATACGGTTGTCCCAGTTAATCCAACGATTAACGCACCCACCCACCCAATTTCATCAAATAGTTCCTTAATTGTCATTTGTCACCTTCTTTCTAGTACTTTTCCAATTCAATCACAAAAATGTTGTTACTCCACCAAATCTAATATACGTTCCGTTAGTAGCTGTCATATTGCCAGATGGTTTAATTCTAATTGTGGTAACACTTAAATCAGCAGTTCCTGTCATGATAACGCCTTCAACAACTCCCGCACCAGATGACGTTTGCAGAGCGATAGGCAGCCATCTACTTCCCAAGTTTGGAAAAGCACCAGTTATTGCTTTTATATCAACATTGTAGTAACTTCCTGAATTAAGCCCAGTTTTTAATGTTCCTGATATACCACGAAAATCGTAGACAATCATATTGCCAATCCTAACCACTTGACCAGTACCCTCAAAACTACTAAAATTGGCACCAGAAAAACTAAATGTGGTCAAAACTTCGCCAAAGTTACCTTGCATTTTTATGTCATCAGTAAAAATCTTTTTCCCACCAATATTTTCATCGCCATTCCTATGAACTAAATTATTGTCATTTGCTGCATTGACATTAACTGACTGGGAACCATCAAATGCAACACCATTGATATTAACTGAATTAATTAACTTTTTAGCAGTATCAGCAGTACCCGCAGTGTTTGCTTTGCCACTAGTATTCTGATTTCCTGATTGATTGACACCCGGCAAATTTATATCGGTTGTACCATCAAACCACACACCACCAATCTTTCGTGGCGTTGACAACTTATCAGATTGACTAGCACTATCAGCTTTTACAGCACTATCGACTTTCATGGTTGTATCAACAATCCGTTTCCATGCTAACCATTTACCACCAGATTTAGTCGTAAACCAACCAAGATTATTACTGTCGAAAAGCTGCATATAACCATTATTAATTGTCTGGTAGACGCTAACAACAAAATAATTTGATGAACCTGACGGCGAGTTTGTCGCATTCACATTCGCATAATAATAAGTACCATTGCTTAATAAAAATACGTCAACATTGGTCGTAATAGATGATACAACTACATCTACTTGTATGTCATTAGTACCATTAAACGTGACACCGTTGATTTTACGAGCTGTCGCTAATTGATTCGCACTACCTGCGTTACCCGTGACAGTTGTTTGAGCAGGTGGTAGTGTAACTGTTTTCATGTTAATACTAGTTACTTCACCAACATTATTTGTCACTAATTTATCAACTACAGAAAATACTTGCCCATTGGATGTTGATTGTGAGCTAGTAGTATCAGAGCGCGCCGTATTATTTTCTGTGATTGAAATACTTATATCTTTTGATCCATCAAAACTAACTGAACCAGTATATCCATCTGTAAACGTTAATTTTATAGGTCTTGAAAATTTGTCGGCTGTCCCAGCATTTCCAGAAATACTTGCTTGAACCAATGATAAAAATTTCTTAATACCAGCAATACTCTCATCACCACTATTATGAACAACGTTAGAATTTTCAGCTAATGTACTTCCAGATGGAGTTGTAATATTGCTTTTTTCATCACCTACCCAGACAACAGCCTTTTCCGATCCTGCCTGATAACCAGCGATTAGAGCAAATCTACTATCAGCTAGAAGAATTCCAAATTCACTAGTATTACTAAATGCTCCTGTCTTTAGTAGACCTGGGACAATATTACCGGCTGCCATATCGGCCAAAAAACTAGGAACACTTTCTCCCCCACCAACTAACGTATTTCCACCAGCACCAAAACCAATATTTTGACCAAAGGATTGATTACCAACGTCTGGTCGACTCCACAATACTTTATGTGATCCATCAGTATTATCAGCAGCAACATTTGCATACAGTCCTGCATCCACATTGGCATCAACCTCAACTGTTACACGTTTTGTAAAGCTTTCATTCCCTTGGTGCGTATTATTACCTGTAAACGTCTTGTCGCCACCAACTTGTTCAATCCCAATATTATGAACAACTCTATCGTCTTTCGAATATGCAGACCATGGGCCAATTACACCATTAGTGATATTTACAGACGCTTTAATGTTGTTAGAATCTGTTACATCTACATATGATCTAGCTTGTCTAGTGGATATTCTAATAAGTAAATAATTATCTTTTATTGGGCAATCTATAAATGACTGGTTTACACTCATATACTCAACGTAACCAAAATAAGTTGGACCAACCTCATCCCTTACTAAATTTGCAAGATCTAGTATAGTTGTTATTTCTGTAGGAATAGTTCGTATATCATTAATTCCTCTGAATGATTTAGCTCTAACATTTCCATTTCCATCAACAGTCATAAGATCGGTAAGTGTATCAGTAGGTGAAATTTTGACGTTGTTACTTTTCTGCAGTCGGAATATCTTACCATTACCAACAACTAATGTACCGCCTTGACCATTTTTCTTAACTAGTGCAATATCCTTATCATTACCAACATTAACCATTGAATTATCTAATGGGACTGATACACTCCCATTTATTGTTTGGTCGCCGTCTTTCAATTTATCAGCGCTATCTGATCTATCTGACCTATCAGCATGCGTTGCATTAGTGGCATTAGCTGCTGTTCCAGAAGTATCTTGATTACCCTTATTATTAACTCCCGGTAAATTGATATTAATAGTGCCGTCAAACAACACACCACCGATCGAACGTGCATTTAGTAACTTAGTAGCCGTTCCAGCATTAGCTGTGATGGTTGTTTGAATTGGTGGTAATGTCAGTGTTTTTGTATTAACACCATTAACTCGCCCTTTGCTATCACGAGTGATGCCATCAATAATTGTTACAGTTTGTCCATAATTACCAGATTGCGAACTAACAGTGTCATTTTGAATAATCGTGTTCAAATTAAGTGGCACTAGTATATCCTTCGTTCCATCAAACACTTGTGATGCGTTATCTACATCTCCATTAACACCAATTTTTCGTGCATTTAGCAGTTTTGTGGCCGTACCGGCATTACCGGTTATACTTCCCACAATAGTTTGTGTAAACGTTTTAACGCCACTAATTGTCTCATTAGTTGCCTTTGTAACATATTCTGTAAGTTTCATCCACAAATTTTGCTGGTCTTTATTGATATTTTTAATCTGGTTTTGTAAATCATTTTCTAAACCGTCAACACGTTCATTAGTTGCTGATGCCACCGGATCAACTTTTGTACTAATTGAACTCGTATTTGTGACTGAAATTTGTGGACGAGCTGTAAATTCTGTAATTTCAGTCATACTTTCAGAAGGCATTCTGAATGCACTGTTCGAAGTATTTGCGACAGTTGTACCCGCTAAAAATTCAACATCATTATATTTAGCAACTAAGAATATTGTGCGAATGTAATAGTCTGACGGATTCCCTTTGCTATTAAAAAGTCCAGTAATTGTTACCGTATTTCCGGTAATATTTACTGAACTAATACTTGCAACTTGTTTGATTTTTGCAGTGGCCAATGTCGTATCATTAAATCCTGACAAATCAGCAATGCTATGTGCATCATCAGATGTTTTCAATCCTACCCATTCTATTTTTTTACCAGAATTTAAAACAGCCTGCGTGTTATTCACAAAAGCCGCTGTCATTACCCATTTACTATATGAATCAGCCATTATTCGGATCCTCCTTTGTTAGATATTGTTGTGCTATATAAGCCGTCTGTGCCAACATTAGCCACCCCATTTGTAGATGTAGTTTGAAAGTTAAATGTCGTAAATGTCATATTTGCTGGTAAAAAACGTTTCAACAGAACAGTAAGCCTTTGCATAGCTGTGTTATCAGTTGTTTTTGCTTGAACATCAACATGGAAATTATGACCATCAACAATTAATTCAGCATTTATATTTAGTGCTGCTAACAGTTCACGTAAATAAACCATTGTGACAGGCTTTGGTGGTAACAATCTCATAATAACGTTATATCGTCTGGTCTCTAAATCTTGACCAATAACATGATTGATACCCAATAAATCTTCAAACAACGAAACCCCTTCTTCATCAGCAATCACGATAAAATGATTATTTTTTGATTTATCGATTATCGTTTGTAGATCGTCTAATAACGGTTGTTCCACTTGAAGGATGACATCCATGTCATATATGTCTGAATAATAATCAGGTCTTAAATCTTTTAATCGCATTAATTCAGCCATTAACAGTCACCGTTCCTAACATTGGCAGTTCTTCTTTTTTTGAGTCAGTTTGAATTGTAGTATCAGCATCTACACCATCAAATTTAACATTCAAAGCATTGGTGACACCATCGATTTTCAATAATGACACAATAATTTGCGAACGATACAATGTCACATTATAAGTGCGGTTATCGGGTCCAATATTGCCCCAATTTCCTCGAACTGTCGCAAAATAGTCAGCTATAGACTTCTCAATGTTTTGACGAACATCTTCAACTGTGACTGTTGATGTCGTTTCAATCGCAACGGAGACATTGATGGTACGCAACGTTGGTCCAACAATCGTGACCTTATGGCCAACAGGCGCAATACCATAACCATCCCCAGAGATATCACTAGGATCGATTGCTACTTGAATTTTATCAATTAAAGTTTTGGATGGCGCTAAATGTTGATTGTTCAAGAGAGCAATTTTCACTGTTCCACCACCGTTCCACGTTGGATATACTTGCACCGCTGACACATCTGCCATGTCGACAATGTATTTGATATAATCAGCCACGTTACCACCAAATGCAATAACTTCATTTGATGCTAACAATCGATTACGTAACTCATCATCTTTTTCTTGATCACGGGCTGGAATTGTAATTTCATCAATTGTGGCATTCCCAAATCCTGCAATCGCCGATATTGGTAATAACTGGCCAACATATGAATTTCCAATTTCTCCGGCTATTTCAGCCACCAATATTGCTTGACCAGCAATATTTGATAATTTAGCTAAAGTGTAATATATAGGCTCAGCACCAATACTTGCAAAACGATCACCCAAATTAGCTACCAACGAATGACCATTTGTGTCAGTAATCGTTACTGATACTTCGGCGAACGTCGCTGGTTCACGTTTTATCCCACGTTCATCTGCTCTGTAGTCTAAATACTCACCGCTGGCTGTCTGTGTAAATGTATTAAGCACTGTATCAGCAACGTTTAGCGACATCTCGGCCATGACGTATGCTGCTGGTGCTAACGCATCATACATTAACGATCCTTCACGCGTATCTAAATTACTAGGTACACGTTCCAGGGCACTATTTATAAAATTGTCAAAATCCATTGCTTGAAATTTTGTGGCTAATTGTTCAGGTGTCATACACTGACCTCACTTTCTGCCGTGGCATCGCCAAACATTGTTGTCACAGTTAAATTAACCAACAACATGTTACGACTTGTTTGTGTAACCGAATTAATCATGACATCGTCCACCCGATCATCACCCTTTAATGCTTCCTCGTACATACGTTCTAACTCAGCTTTGACATACGCCATTTCTTGACCAATCAGTTCCGAGAAATCATTACCATACTGATCAGAGTATATGGTCCAAACAAAACGATCTGTTCGCAGTATTTTATCAATGGCTTGCAGCATAGCTTCTTTACCATCAATTTTCCCTAAAATACGGCCATTTATAACTTGATATGTCGTACTCGGCAACGTTACAACCTGCACATCACTATTTAATGGCATTGTGTCGTCCAGTACTGGCGTATCGTAATCTATCATGCTATTAATCTCCAATCTTATCTAACACAACAAATTGTTGCGCACCTACATGACTGTCTCTATTGCCATGGCCACGAAGAATAACTACGCCATCGCCAGTATTTAATTTGGCTTTTTTAGCCGTTTCGGTAATCGCTAAGAATGTGCGATCCAACACTAACTCATTACTAATTTTCACTTTCAACGGATTACCAGATATAATTGTGCCAAACAATACATCGGCATAATCACTGTCCGTCCCACCCTGTGAATTCATACGATTTACAAACCATTCAATATTATTTGCCATTAATCAATCTCCGCATCAATTGTCATTGTCCAGTCGTGACTAAAATTATGTGTCACTTTAGTTGCTAACACTTCCCGTGTACCAATACCAATATCACGCAAATCTTGAATTGAAATATAAAAACGCGTACCGGCTCGAATTACATCGTGTCCAATCGCGTTTAATGTTAAGTTGATTTTTTCTTTATTATATTGGCGTAATAATTGGTTAGCTCTGTTCTGTATTTGAGAATCATTTAATTTATCATCTGCTTTTTCAACAACCTGTAAAGTGCCATAACGACGTTGACTACTTTCAGAATTTGATGTTTTTGTCGTATACACTGTTCGTTTTTGTTCATCTTCGGTTTCTTTGATTAGTTTTACCACATTGTATAATTCATCAATAGATGAACCAAACGTGAAATCAATCATCAGCGAACCATCTCCAATAACAACATTGGTACGATCAGATATATAAGCATCATCATTTGTTCGTACACGGATAAACTGTACTTGACCATATTGATCACGCAACGCATAACGGTTGCCTGTCATGGTTTCTGTCGCTTCAAATGCTGATTTCAACATATCAAAATATGTCTTACCGTCCGACACTTCAGCTGGGAGATTAACAGTAGCAACCGCTAAATTATCATGTGGTGTATTGGTTCGATTCATAATCGAATTAAACCGCTGTAAAGCATTGCCAACTGGCCAAACTATTGTGTCTTGATTTTTCAAGTACCGTAATCTGTCATATGCCACAACATCAATGGTCTGATCGCTATTATATTTCATTGAAAAAATATAACCAAAAAATGTTTCTTTGCTATCCCAATGAAATGAAACAGCATCACCATTTGCCGGAAAAAATCCTTCATTTACTTCTAGTAGAGTGAATTGTAATTCACCAGCAGAAAAAGATAAATCAGTTGTCCACTTGATATCAGTAACGATGTCTCTAACGTCCCAACGTTTAGTGAAATCACGGTTTCCTATTATGAAATAAGTTACTGCCATTATTTTAACCTCACTGAAGAAGCCGAGACCCATCCACGTGCGCCACCATTAACTAGCGCTACGTGATAAGGCTTTGATCTGCCATTAGCGATTAACGTGATTTTACGATCAGCATTTCGTTCTGTGAGGCCACCCCCTGTGCCATAGCTATCACGAAACAGTTGTCCATTAACAATGACACGTGAACCAATACCAATTTTTTTAGGTGGTGCTGGTCGTGCTGCTGGTTTCTTCGGCGTAGTTTTATTTGGTTTAATGGCAATTTTTTTTGCTGAATAATCACGCCATTCTCTAATAGTTAAACTGAAATAAAATTCACTGCTGTTTCCGTCTTTCATTCCCCACTGAAAAGAAGAAACAGTTACACGTCCACTCATCTGTCGTGAACCTGTGACAACGTATCTGCCGGGCTTTTGACTACTTTGCCAATTTTCGATAGTGCCAATATAATCGCGCCCATTAGCCCAGATCGAAGAGGCCGTTCTTAAATGACTCTTTTGTGGTAAAACAGGAATTATTCCTTCAATCGTTGTTTCGTTTAGTTTTCGCTTGCCAATTTGATCAATTTCACCAAGCGTGATAACAGTATTTTGAGATACGTCCATTACACGATTAACACTAATCTCAGAAGGCATAATTGGTAATTCAAATGTTTTGTTATCATGCGTTGTTAAATAAATGCCATAATGTTCTGCCATGAAATTCTCCTCATCAAAATGCTAATCCTTTATCTGAATATTTTTTTGCTGCAGCAGCAATTTTTTCAAGTAATTCTTCCCCCGATTCACTACCGTTTGTTTGAACTACGATTGAACCATCACCAAAATTAAAGTTAACTGTTTGCGAGCTGTTATTTGTTGATGATCGTGTCATACCAGTATCTGACGTGAATGCACTCTTTGCCTGTGTCACATTTGTTGATCCAGTTACGTTTGCATCAACACCATCCATACCGATTAATTTACCAATTAAAATATCGAGTGCATTTGCTGCACGCATAAATCCATTGGCCATAACATCACCAACATTCATTGCTGCCATTGTTGGTATATCCAACGTTGGCGCACTAATATTAGATGCTGAAGCAAATGCATCTTGCGCCATATTTACCGCTGAATCAGAAACTAGACTTGCACTGTTATTAATACCAACAGCCATACCAGCACCAACATAATAACCAACTTCGTCACGCATTAAACGTGAGGGAGAGTGAATACCCAAGAATTTCTTAGCTGCACTCATTGCAGATTTCGCCATGCTAGATGCCGCGTCCGCTGCCGCACCGACAGCACCCTTGATACCATTTACGAATCCCATAACAAAATCACGTCCTGCGCTAACCAATGAACCAGCTACATTCTTTACTGCACTAATTGCTGATTGAATACCGTTACTCACTGCTGATACAACGTTATTCATTGCCGAACTAACAGCAGATACAATTTGCGAAAATATCGAGGCAATAGTTGTGTATAGCGCCATAATTCCAGCAGCTAATACAACTAACGCAATGCCAACTGCTGCAATACCTGCAGCCAACACCAACATGCCAGCACCAGCAACAAGTGCCCCAGTTCCTGCTAACAGCAAACCAACACCAGCTATAATTCCTGCGGCACCGACTAACAATAGTGTTACGCCGATTATTGGCAATACTGCCATCAGTAGCATTGCTGGTACAACTAACAACATAAACCCAGCAGCAACTGTTGGAATGACGGAAGCAATCAACATGAACCCAGTAGCTACAATCATGATTGCCGCACTAACGATCAACAACCCTATACCAAATACCATTGTTGCAGCACCTAATAACAACATGCCAACTGCTGCAATCGTGGCACCAACACCAACAACAAGCAATCCGGCGCCAAGAATTACTAAACCAATACCAGCTATCAGTGCCCCAACACCAAACACAATTGCTGCTGCGCCTAATGCCAACAATCCAACTGCTGCGGATGTGCCATATGCTGCAATCATTGGTAATTGTGTAGCTAATAGCGCCATTCCCATTGTTGCCAGCATAATACCAGAACCAACTAATAGCGCTGCGACACCAATCAGCAACATAGTAACACCAAAGATAAGCATTGCCGGTATTGCTGCCGTTAACGCTGTTCCAAATACTGCAAATACAATTGCCAAACCACCAACAACCGCACCAAAAACAGCCATATTAGCGGCTGCACCGGCACCAGCATTTGCAATCGGAGCTAGTGCCAAAGCAAGAATGCTCATTGATCCAGCAAAAGCTGCAATACCAACTGCTGAACTTTGCAATCTACCACCGAACAAGGCAAACGTACCAGCCAAACCAGCGACAACCGCACCAAATGTTGCAAGGTTTGCCGGTGCTTGAGCTCCAGCATTTGCAATTCCTTCGAGTGACTTTGCAAGCAGTGCCAAACTACCAATTACAGCAGCCACACCAACAGCTTTAATAGCGAAATTAAGCCCACCAGATAACTTACTTTTTAAGCTAGTCACAGTTCCAGTGGTCTTTGATGCATCTTCTGCTATCTTTGTTAATCCAGAGTACTTTGCTTTTCCAAAAGTTTTTAACAACCCAGACACTGCACTTAATGGATTTTTTAGCAGTTGGAATTTTTTGTACAAAGCAAAAATTATCACACCATATGCTGTTCCCCATGCCATACCACTTGCCATGCCTTTATTTTTTCCAATCCAATCTGAAATTGCACTTACTGCCTTGCCTATCGCTCCTGCTATCTTACTCACACCATCTCTGAATTTTTCTGATGTTGCGTATGCATAAACAAATGCGCCAGCTAACAAAATAATAGTGCTTAAAATTGGATGTTTTACAACAAATCCCATTGCTGAACCAATACCAGTAAACGCACCAAAAAGCCCCTTAATTGCGCCAGATACGCCACCAATAATACCAGTGATTGCTTTCCAACCCATAAATATAGTCAATGCAATACCAGCGGCTGTTGCAATGGCTTGAATGACATTTGGATCTAATCTCTGAATGAACGTTGCAAAGTTATCAACCTGATTAGCAGCCCACACGACAGCATTGCCAACTGCTTCTGCTGCATTTTTTATTGTGAACAAGCTTTTACCATCAGTAGATTTCAGAGCTGACACAACTGAATCAATCGCACCACGAATGGCAAAGAAGGCATCGATAACAGCTATAACAGCACCAGTACTTTTGAATGCTGTCCAAAAATTTGCAGCCTGCTTGCCAACGTTTGAAAAAAATCCAATAATTTTATCAGCTAATGACGAGAAATCAATTTCGCCAATCATGTCAGTCAGGCCACTAACTGCACTAATTCCAATCTTACTAACTTTATCAAATGCTGGTTGAAGTGCATTAGTAAGCGTTTCTTTGAGTCCATCAACAGCCTGACCCACTGTCTTGAACTGTGTAGCCATCTTTGTAAAATTGGCGTTAGTTCCCGTTTTTTGAATAGTGTTAAAGAAATCTTGAGTTGCAACTTTACCACCTTGAATATTTTTAATCAGATCACCTGTTGACATGTTCATAGTTTTTGCCACTGCAGCCATACCAGCCGGTGACTGTTCAAGCATGAGCTTGAAATCTTCCCAAGCAACCTTCGGTTTTGCTGCCATTTGAGTCGCCTGCTGACTCAATGTTTTCATAGCTTGTGCAGGATCTTCAGATGCCGCTGCCAATCCACCAAAGCCCTTAACTAATTCACCAGTATTTTTGGTTCCGACGGCTGCTAACTGTGCATATGTCGAAGCCATATCAGATCCTGAATAAATTGTCTGTGTGGCAAAGTCTTGCATACTTTTTTTAGCTGATGAAATATCCGATTTACTTTTTCCGAGCTGTTCCATGTTGCCTTGAAACGTCTGCCAAGTAGCACTAGATGAACTCAAATCACCTATTAAGCCTTTAACTCCATTGCTAACGGCACCAATCCCTTTAACAATACCAGCCCCTATGATATTTGCACCTAACATTGTTCTAAACAGTCCACCAGTTTTCTCAACTTGATTTCCTAGTTGATCTAGCTCGCTTTTTGGTTTTTGAAAACTCATACCGTTAACTGCATTAGCAACAGCACCTTTTAGACCGGAAGATGCTTGCGCTGCACTTTTCAACCCACTTGCATAATCTTTTAATGGACTCGAAAAGCGATCATATATTTGTAATGTTGCCCCAATAGTTGCCATATCTGCCATCCTCTTTATGTACCACGAGAAAACTCTCGTGTTAACGCCGACGTTTTGCTTCACTTTCAGCTTTTTTACGTGCTCGTTCTTCTTCACGTACCCTGATATCAATACCAGCAATTATGATTGCTTTTTCGCGTTTTTGCAGTCCAGACCAATATTCAGGTTTCCAGTGAAATTCATTCATAGCAAAAAAAAAGTACTGAAAATCAGCACCTTCGTCAGCTTCTATTATTTTTTTACTTCATCCACCAGTTCATCAAGTGGCTCTTGATCAAAACCACTCAAGTCCTGAACATCTTTAATCAAATCACCCCATTGCCCAGCTTTCAGCATCTTACGAGCCGTACCAGCAGCATTACCAATTGTGCCATAATATTCTTGCAATTCAGCATCGTTTAAATCAGGAGTAACTACTGCTTCTGCAACCAATGTATCGACAAGCTTGTTTTGATCAACTTCTTTAACAATAGATCCATTTTGTTTCATACGACGCGTTGACCGCTTTGTGATGTTGTCAAATTCATCAGCGGTCAATGAACGGATCACAAACGCCTCATCGAATTGTGGAAACTTAATTTCCTTTGTCTCTTCTAAAACTGATGCATCTGCCAATAAGAATGACTTAATTGATTTTTGTGTCATGATTTTTCTCCTCAAAATATATGTTGTTTGTTATAAAAAATACTAAGCACGCTTTGGACCAGCAAACTTGTTTGTCATTTGGTAATCGTCAAACGTAAAGTCTGTTTCGCCCATCATCACACCGTCATCTGCTGCCAACGCGAATAATGGTACTGTGTCAATCATGAATCCAGTCAGTACAATAACTTGTTTTCCAACTGCTGATGTCTTATCCTCAACAGTTACAGTCAACGACATCTCTGGTAACACACCAGTATTTTTATAATTTTCCAGAACATCAGATACCCAAATTGATGATACTAAGTAACCGTTGATTGTTCCAGTTCCCTCTACTGATGTGACTTTCGATCCTTTAAATCGTGTGCCCAATCGTTGCACATCTTCTTTGTTAAAATCAACTTGTGCCGACACTTCTGTTGCTTCAATGAAAGGATAATTTTTTCCGTCAATTTTAACAACGACCATGCCTTCTTTTGAGTTGATCGTGTCCTGTTGATTTAGAATAACTTGATTAGCCATCTATTGCCTCCTTAATTTACATATACTGTCATGTATAGCTTTTCCATCGCATCAGTAGGTTGCACGTTAATCGAAACAACGACACTGTCTTTATTGTTACCTTGAGAGACAATGATGTCGTCTGTGATAAAGTTTTCAACTGCACCCTGCGCTTGTAACTGTGCCAGATATTCAGCACGATTTGCTTTAAACAAATCACGACCTGTTGCATTATTGGTCACTTGTCCAATGAAATTATCTTCCCATGTTTCACGAGTATTATTGGCGATTACGTCTAATACGCGCAAGACACGGTTCTTTGAGAATTCATTGCCTTTAGTGCTTGTAAACGTGTGTAGCGTGTTAATGTCCACTAACACTCTCACAAGATTACGTGATGCATCAAATACAAGTTGACCAGATTGCACTGCTGATATTTGAGCTTCTTCATTCAATCGTGGCACCACATCTACTCCGCCAGGAACAGTTTTGTATGTCAATGATCGATTTATAGCTGCTGCCGCAGTAACTCCAGCAAACCAACCTGCCATAATTGATGTGTTATATACTTGACCGGTCGCCATTTTCACACCGTTTGCAATAACAATCACACCTTCATGATCAGGATCGTAACCATCAATAGCAGGAATAACTGCTTGCACCTTACGTCCTTGGTTATCACGCAAGCGTATTGCGGTTGAAGCTAGTAAGGCATGAATTCCCGCCTCATTATCGGACATTGGCGCAACAATCGTGTTATATTCATACGTTTCAGCTGCCATGATAAAGTCATCAAGTGAACCAACTGTATCCGTTGTGCCACCAGCCATTGTTACGGTAACCCCTGTGACCAATTCTGCTAATTTTGATGCCCCATTATCATTAACATCATCTGATTTCACTGTTGGAATAATGTAACTATTGGCAACTAATTCGGACGCTGTCGCAACTGTTTGAACATTAACAACTTGAGTAGCTAACAATGTTTTAACAATAAAACGTCCAGCTTTGCTTGGATCTGGCGCAATAGACACACTGATTGTGTTGCCCGTTTGACCTGGATGCTTAGCTGTAAATGACCACGGCAAAATTGTTAACGTACCAGTCGAAGCAGTACCACCATTAAAATTATAAACATATGCTGTGCGTGCATTAAGCAAGACTTGTTTCAATCCAAGTAGTGCTGGGGCATCAATCGTAACACCAAACAGTGCGAGAAAATCAGATGATTGATTAACCTCAACAACACCATTTTGACCCCAGTCAAGTCCACTAATTGTTGTCATGACAACACCATTAACATCATCTACTGATGTTGTTGATGTCTTTTTAGAATAAATATCAACATATGCACCGGGCAATGTCTTGTTTTGTGAAGCCCACGTTCCTCCTGCCATTTTTAAATGACCTCCTTTTTAAAATATTTTTCCAGAATACATCCAAGCATCAACTGCTTGAAGCGCTTCTTTATACGTATAAGTGCGTCCTTTTTTTAGCGCAATTAAAAAATAGTCATGCTGTCTACCACTGATTAGATCAAGTAACTCGAACTTAGTATAGTACGGCTCTTGTCGTACCGGTACTGGCACTGGCGTTGGTTCTTGCACTGGTTCAGTCGTTAAATTTTCTTCCTGATCCGGAATCAATGTCACTAATTCGGCTTTGGTCGCGGACGTGTTATAAACAATACTATTGGCGTCTAAATACGCCTTAATTTCAGCAACTGTATTATCAGCTGTTGGTCTTACTGTCGTTTCAGCCATCCTTCATTCCTCCTATATAATCTAGTGATTGTTCAAACAGTTCATCGAAATCGCCACGAACACGTGTCCTAACGTCAAACGTATAGTGCAGTATTTCGTCAGTTATATTCAATTCACTATTGATCACTGCTGCGTAATTTGGTTCAATTGTTCTCATATTGGATATCAACCACTCAGACATGTTGTCCATATCTTCGCGAGATCGCACAGTATTTGGAAAGTACGCTACGTCAAACGCGTAACGCCGCCTATCATATCCATTTGGCTCGCCATTGATTGACACACTACCACGTGTGACTACGAATGATGGTTCAGTGAAGCCAGACGGTATTTTCTCGCGATACACTGGAATATCTGGTAGCTTCTCATGCAAAGTGCCAATGACCAATGCTGTCACATCTTCTGCCATACTAGTCCTCCAGTAAATTCTCGATTGCTTTGAGAAATTTTTTGCCAACTAGGTTTTCCCAGTTGTTGTCTATTTCTCGTAAAGAATCCCGAAGCATAAAAATCCCTGACTGATAACCAACTGTGCGACCGCCACGGACAATACGGTGACCATTTTCAATGAATGGTGCGTACTCTATATTATTAAAAATATCAATTAAAAAAACACCGGCGTGTCGCTTGGCCCCACTAGCTTGCCAATTACGGCGCAGTGTACCTTGATCGACCGGTGTTTTTTGCTTAACTTTTCGAATGACCACACCAGCAGTTTTAGTCAATGCGCCCTGCACTTCAGTTGCAATTTGTTTACCTTTTATTTTGTTCTCAAATTCCGAGATAAACGCGTCAAAATCACTCGTGTCGAATTTACCAAAACTAGCACTCATAACTTCACCATTGCTTTCTCATCACGAATCATAGTGACTTCCTGATGGCTAGCGTATGCTGTATATCCGGCAGATGAACGCTTGTAACGCGTCGTATTTCCATTGACATCAGTTACGTCTAAAATGGCACCAGCAGGGACAGAAACGCCATTTTCAAGAAATAATTTAACATCATATGCATCAGTACCAAATTGACCATCATCACTTGATTGTTGATTATTTAATGATAGTTTGCATGCTAAATTAGAAACAATTAAAGCATCCTTTATCTCTGTTGCACCATTTCTAATAACCGGTTTTGCCCCATATATTGTCACACGGTCGCGATACAATCTGGATAATGTTGAACTTGCTGCTTTAAAGGGATAAACCGTCATAATCCCACCCCCGAATGCGACGATAACGAATTAATAATATCTTAAAATCGTCATCAACAAATGACACATTACTCAAGGATTGCAACGCTTGCTGTGGACTACCATAATTAATTTGAGTGTCTCCCTCTTTAATGCTAGTAACTGCACCAGCTCGACGTTCATCATCTGTCATAAATACGCCTGCTTCGCTAAACCAACCTGTTAATTTCAGCAACAATGTTGTGTCGAACTCTTCAGGCAACTCCTCTGATGGCATATTCGTAAACGCCACGACTTCATCAATGATCCGACTAACTGCCGTTTTCAAGATTAAATCATACATATCTTGTGCCACGCTTACTGGCTTAGGTTGCAATATTTTAAGATTTTTAATCAATTCATTTAGTCGCGGATATGCCATATTATGCCTCCAATAACGCTAACAACTCTGTCTTAGTTGCTTTAGCTGGGTATTCAATATTTTTGGCGGCAAGCGCTTTTTTCCGTCTTGTTATCTTTACCAGTCTCGTCTGGTATGTCATCATCACCCACTTCTGTTGAAATGTACCCCAAGTCGGTTAACTTTTTCACACGCTCAGCCGGTGAATTTTCAGGATATTCACTACCGGAAATGTGTACAACTCTTGTGTGAATGTCTCGAAAACTTTGTAATACTGTATAAGCCATTTTTACCTCCTCTAATTACACAGTCGGTGTCAACTTATGTTGCAAAGCCACAACACCGATGTTTTTTGAGTCATAAACTGATTCCCAGTTACCAACTGTTGCCATTTCAGCGTTGGATGGCGTAGCACCAGCCACAGTCGTTGACTTGAACTTCACGCCGTATGGATGCATCGTGAATGCACGGCGAGTGAAGACCCGATCGTTACCAGCAGCTGCATCACGATCCTTTTCAAACGTTGTCATTTGTGCTGGTGTACCTGATGTACGTCCAAATGAACCAGAAGCCAACAAATATGTGTTGTATAAACCAGCAGTCGGCACTAATGCATCATCAACAATGACACGGTAACCAAGATATGTTGGAATTTGTACTTGTGACTGTGATGCTGGAATGAATT